TGTTTCTCTGGGTCGGTTGGGTCATCTTTAAATACTGTTACAATTGCACTCTTACCAAAATTATTTTGAACTAAATTATTAAAGTAAGTACTAATCCTTACATACGTATCAATATCAGTTAACGTGCTGTTATAAGAAGGTTTTGCATAGAACTCTTCAAACCTTTTAGAGGTCGGGAAGTAATCCATTAAGATTAATATTGACGGCTTTTTGATACCGTCGTAATAACGTGGGTATCTTATTCTAGGTTCTATGTATTCATTAACCTGCCAATCATTCGAGTAATCTAAATAATTACCACATCTCGAAACTCTTAACTTACCATAATCAACATGATAAAAGTATAAAGGTTTACCGAATACATTTGGAATTACTTTAACAGCAATTGCACCAAACGTTACATCGTCAATATCTAATTTCTTTGTTAAGTCATGCCATGACTCTTTAGGGTTCGCATACTTTAAAAACTTTTGTGCTTCTAAATTATCACTTTCAATTTCTAAGCCTGTTAAATATTTTGATTTTGTTTTAAGTATTGCACCATGCTCAGATTGTGAAGTAGCTAATCCTAGCAAGTAATTACCCCAATCGTTTTTCTTGCCCCATTTAATAATATCATTACCTAAGTCTTCACGTAATTCTAAACGGTTAACTTTACTCGCTAAAATTCTTTCTATGCTTGTATTTCCTTTTTTAGCCATTGTAAACGTAGGTTGTATTATTAGGGTTGTTATATTCTTTTATTGGACTAACATAGTTTGACTTCATTACTCTTAGTATCTTTGTTTCAACTTTTGTTAAACCGGTAGGGTCTAAATTTGTTGCACTTAATTGTTCGTAAAAATTAACTATGTAAAATCCGTCATTTAATTTAACTTCACTATTCAAAGGGTTTGGCGTTCCGCTAACATCAGTAACATCGCATCTATTGTAAACTAATATATTTGTTGAACTATCAATACCTATGCAATAAACTTTTTTTTTTGTGTCATCTTTAATAAACTCTATTAAGTAATTAGGATTAATTAAAGTGCCTTTCTCCGTGTCTGTAAAGATAAGTTTATTTGTTGTATTTTTTTCTAAAACCATTATTATTTTTTACAAAAAAAGCCACTACAAATGTAGTAGCTCCTTTATTTTTACAAACCAATTTTATTTTATGCTGCAGGGCTTAACAAGGCTGTGATTAACGAAGCGTTTACTTCAATCATTGGACTTTCAGATTTACCCGAAAAGTTAGCAATGTGTCCGCTAAAGTCTTCATATTTTTGACCAAATGGATTTTCAATAGTTGTTGCGTCCATGCCACCGTCTAAACCAGCTAACCACCATGTACCGTTACGACGTTTCACGAATATAAGCAAACGATGACGGCTTAATGTGTCTAAGTTTACTTTTGTCAAAGTAGTAAAGCCTTTGGTCGTAAATGTGATTTGAGGCGTGTAGAACACAGTATCAGACTCAGCACTCACGGTCGAGTTATCCGATACGTTAATCATTTCTTTTCCTAAATCATATTTCCAACCTTGCTTACCCGTTGAAAGTACTAAGGTAGTTACAACGTTTGCAGTAGTTGCAAACTTGAGAACATTTGTTTGGTCAAGATTGTTATACTCGGTTACAATGATTTCATCTATTCCTGAGATGTTATCCTTGCAACCTGTATAAGTGTGACCGGATGATATTGCTAAACAAGGCATATTAACTTAATTTTTTTTATTGATTAACCTCCGTAAAGTACACCTTTGTTAGCATCAGCAATGTGAGCTTGGATAGTGTAGATAGCACGGATAAATTTAACATCAGCATCAGCTTGTTTCTTATCAATTACGATTTTAGAAATATCTGTATGAGAGTCACTATTCCACATTACACGTGAAGCTCTATGAGCATAAGCTAATGTATTTAGTGGTACTGGAACAAACACTAATTCTAATCCGTTATAAAACACTCTACTTGTTGCAAAGTTGTTGCCCTCAATTACAAAATTGATTTGTTGTGCAGCACCAACAGTGTTGTTAGCATTGTAACATAATTGCTTCCAAGCTAATGGGCAGTAGATGAATACTGGGTCGCTAGAGTCTTCTAACATTTCAACTGGTAGCGCAGCGAATATCTTACCTACCTCAGTAGCAATGTTAGAGCTTGTTACGGTTGTTCCGGTTACTTTGATATACTGACCTAACGCACTATTATCGTATAGTGCCTTAGTGAATATACCATCAACTAAACCAGCTGTTAAACCGGCTACGGCTGTTTGTGTTGCTGCTGTAATAGAACCTTGACCAGCACCCGGAGTTAAGCCAGCGATAGCTGTTTTTGTTCCTGCTGTGATGCCACCCCAAAATAATCTTTCAGAATCTGCTGAAATTTTTGGAGCAAACATTCCTAACACTTTACTATTAAATTCGTTTGATTCAATTTCCCATGCACCTTTTTTCATTGACTGATTAAAGCGACCTGCTCTAATTGCCTCCTCTAAAAAGTCTTCACGATATTCTAATTTAGTTAAACTAACAACTCTATCAGTAATTTGAATAGAGTTAGAAGGAGTTAACGCATTACCTGTATACGCCTGTGCAGTAGCACCAACAGAGGCTGTAGTAATGATTGTACCTTCTTTCATGTCATCATTGAAAGTCACCCAGTTGTTAGCAATAGTTTTATTCTCATGGAATATTTCTTGTAAAACTGGTACTAAGTTAGGCCCTTTAATAGTTGATTGACCTGTGTATGTTACTGCCATTTTATTTTATTTTTTGTTTATGATTTCTAATTCGTTTAATATGTGGTTTACTTCGCTTTCACTTAACCCACCACTTGTTAAGTATTCTTTCATATCAACATCACTCGGAACTTGCTTTAACCATTCAATATAAGTTAAGTTAGGAGTGAATGGATTGATAAATTCTTTTATTTCAGTTTCTTTTTTCTTAGCCATTACATTAATCCTTTGTTATATCTGTATCTCTCAGCCGGAGTCATATCTTCATAAGACTTCATCTTAATGTTTTCTTCTTGCATTGGAGTTTCTTCCAAAGTCTTAAATACACTTAAAATTAAGTTGATTGATTCAGTGTTTTTATTAACCGCATCTTTTAAAGATTTATTTTCGTTCTTTAAAGATTCAATCTCACTAAGTTGTTTGCTCATTTGAGTTTGCATGGCTGTTTCAGCTTTTTTCTTAGCTTCGTCTTCCATTGCTTTTTTAGCTTTATCTTCTTCGCTCATTTCCATTTCTTTTGGCTTAACCTCAGCTATAACACCTTCAACAACTTTAACGACAGTCATACTTCCATCTTCGTTCATTACTTCAACCTCTCCATTCATTGGAGTTGGAATCATTGTTCCGTCGGCTTGCATAACATCAACCTTTGTGCCGGCAGCTAACTCACCGTTAACTTTTAGTTTTGTGCCGTCTGCTAAAGCGTATTCTTTTGTCATTAATTGAATTTCTTCTTGTAGTTTGATTGAGGCTTCAATCTCTTTTTTTAATTGAAGTTTTACGTCATTCGGTAAAACTTTATTTAATATTTTTGATAATGTTAAATCCATGTCTTAATCATATAACAAAAAAAAATGCTTAAATATTATTTTTTATTAAAAAATTTACTTCTTCTTCTGTTAATTCAACATCGGTTTCCTCTAGAGTGTACTGCCCATCAATACTCCAGCCGTTTATTTTGCCTGCTTTAATATCCGACCATAATTGGTCATCGGTAACAATAGCTGTAAAAAACAATGTACCAAACGGCATATTTTCAAATCCTTTAACTGATTGAACTCTATTCTCATCAGTTATAAACTTTTCGATAATAGTAGCACCGTTAATCAATTCTTGATTGTGGTTAATATCTATGTTTTGGTCTTTTTGCTCAGAGGATAATTTAAACAAACTTTCAAAAATAGTTTCTCTATCGAAGTAAACTGAGAACTTAACGCCTTGTTTGCTCACTCTAGGTATTACTAAATCCGGTACCATTGCAGGTGCAATAACAATTCTTTTTTCTTCATTCAACACTTCACATTTAATTTGAATAGGCTCATCCTCCTTATTCATTTTAATGTATTCAACTTCAATAGCAGGGCTTTCAACCATTGATAAAATGTTTAACCCTTGTTCATTCTTTTTGATTAAGCCTTTATAGACTGCGTTTTCTTTTATAGTCATGTTAAAATGTTATTAGTGATTTTCTTTTTTCTTGTTCTTTTTGTGCCTCGGTCATTTCCCTTTCAACAACACGGGATTCAACTCTTATTCTAAGATTCTTATCAATAGGGTTTCCGTTCTCGTCTAATCGTGTTGATTGTGGTTGTTGATTTGCAGGGTTAACACTTGGAGCAATTGAATTAAAAGCTGGTGCTGAACCTCCGATGGCAGGGGTTGAGTTGTTTACGCCTCCACTACTTTCGCTACTTGTATTAAATTTAGTTCTTGCTATTAATGCCACCCTTGCTAAACCCTGAGCGATTGCAAGACCAGCAGCAACGGCAGCTCTTACAGGTGCATCCGGTGTCGGTATAGTCATTTGGCTTGCATAAGAACTTTGAGCCGCTTGGTATGTTTCAATTGTAGCTTGGGCTATGCTTGCTGCTTTCTTTATTTGAAAAGCTTTCTTTTGCGATTCTTCACTTTTACCTGCAAAGGCATCTGTTAATTGTGATATTGTTTGTAAACCTTGTAAAGTTAATGCGGTCTTTTGTGCTTCGGCTGCTTGGTGTGCTTCTAAGTCTTTTTTACGTGCTTCGTCTTCTTTTGCCCATGCCTCAACCTGTGCAGCATTCTCTTCCTGCATTACTTTAAATTCAAGGGCTTTCATCTCTTCTAAGATTCTCGCACGGTTAGCCGCTTCATCTTGAAGTTGTTTAGTTCTTAATTCTTCCTCATCTGTTTGCTGCTTTAAAGCTGCTTGGAAGTCCTCATCCGCTTGTTTCTTTTTTTCCTCTCTTATTTTTTTACCATCTTCACGTTTCTTAGTTTCAATCTTAGCCTCTTCTACTCTTAATGAGTTTGCAATGTTCTTTATCTTTTCAGTTGTTTCGTTAGCCGCTTTTATCTCTTCTGCCATTCGTTCACGTTTAGATTGGCTAATTTGGTTTTCTATTATTTCAGCCGCTTTTGCGTTTCCTTGAGCTTTTAAAGTTGCTACTAAAACACGCTGTGCGCTTTCTGCTAATGAATCATTTTCTTGTATTTCTTTTATCTTAGCAATACTTAATTGATTTTGCAATTGCAATTCTTTTACTTGAGCTAATGCTAATTCTTTTTTCTTTTTAAGAATCATATCAGTAGAAGCACCTTGAGCCTCCATTAATTCAATCTCTCTTTGTAGGCTTCCTGCTAATGCTTTGGTTAACTCTTCCTGCTCTTTAATTTGCTTGTTTAGTTTTATTACTTCTTTCTCAGCATCGGTCTGTAAGTCAAAGAACTTTTTAGCAAAGGCAGCTACTTTATCAAAGTTTTCATAAAGCAACTTTAAGCCCTCAATAATTAAAAATATTGGGATTGCTTTCATGGCACTACCTAAAGCATTGAAACCAACTTTTAATTTATCAGTATCAAAATTGGCAAAACCCTCTTTTAAAAGTCCAACACCACTATTCAAACGTTCAATGCCAGTACCTTTTAATGATACAGAACTATCTTTTAAGTCATCTATCTTATCTTGTAAATTAGCGACTTGCTGGGCAGCTGCTTTGTACTCTTTACTACCCTCTCCAAATGTTTGTGCGGCTTCCGCCTGTGCGTTCTTGGCTGCTTTTAATTCGTCTTTTAATTTCTTGAATCCATTTGTTGCAGGCTCAACACCTTTACTAGTTGCTTCAATTAACTTAGATTGCACCCTTTCAATCTCGGTACTCGCAGCCCTAAACTCTTCACTTCCAAAGTCTGATTTTTCAACAACATCCTGCAATTCGCTTAAAGCATCTTTAGCCTCAGCGATTGAGTTAATCGACTTGGTGACTCCCTTTATCTCAAATTCAAACGATAGTTTCTCCATTTTTTCTTGTGTGTTTTTTCAGCAAGTTTCCAAGCCGTTTTAATATCTTTGTTTAAATCCTCATTGTTTTGATTGTATAGGTTTAAAACCAAAAGCATATCAACAAAGCAACTATTTATATCTTTTATATTCATCATTTCTGTACGTAATAAGCACCTTCAACAGGTATAACCTTAACCAATTCTCCCTGAGTTGTTAGTGTGTAGTTAGCTGCAAAGTCAATTAAAACAGTTGCATCATCGGGTTGTAAGAACACACTTGTACCAACTGTGTTATCAACCCTTACAACCATAAACTCAAACCCTACATTGTTTAAAGTTATTGTAATATCACCGCCACTTGCATCGGCTTCTATTATTGTA